AGGAGAAGAATCTATGACGAACAAAGAAATCAAATTGAACAAGATATGGCTCCTTTTGGTTTTATCGATGACGGTATGGGTGACGATACCTTCCTTGATGCAGACGGCGATCTGTGGGCCTACGGAGACAAACAAGAAGAGGTTGGCTATATGTGGAACTACTGATGGATATTGGGGAGCAGTTTTCCCTAGAGCACCTTCTTTTTAAAGAAAGAAGATGTAGATCTTGTGGGGAAATGAAAGATCTAATTTCAGAGTTCTATCTAACTAGGAAGACAAAGAAGGGTCATCCTTCTGCATATGCATATGAATGTAAGGACTGTACCGTCAAAAGGGTTATGGAGTCTAGGAAAAAGAGAGATCCCTTTAGTGATTGGGGTTATCCAGATTGGTAGTTCATGCATAGTTCACCACCTCTGAAACATTGAAAAATCTAAATACTTTTAGATAAATTTGATATCTAGAGGTAAAAACATGGCAAGTCAAGTCTCGCCTGGTGTTGTTATTAGAGAAAGTGATTTATCCAATGCGGTAGTCGTAGGAGCACTAGCAATTCGTGCTGCTTTCGCTTCTTCTTTCCGCAAAGGACCAGTAGGCAAAATAGTAAACATAGGTTCCGAAAGGGAACTGATTGATACATTCGGCGCACCATCTGAGGCTAACGCTGGCGATTGGTTAGTAGCATCTGAGTTTCTTCGTTACGGTGGACAACTAGCAGTTGTTCGTGCTGCTACAGGAGTCGTTAACGCTGCTACTGCAAACCCAGTTTTGGTTGCAGACAAAGATGCGTTTGACGCAGGTGTATCGAGCGAAAAATTCATAGCACGTTCAGCAGGTTCTGACGGAAACAATCTTCGTGTTGTTATCGTTGACAAAGGACCAGATTACACAATAACTAAAACTGGTCACGGTTTATCCGCTGGTGGTACATATACTGATGATGCTTCTGTTGGACACGAAGTATATAAAGTTGTTGATGCTAACACCTTTACAGTTGTCCAAGGTTCTGCTGCTCCTACCCCTGCTGGTGGTGATGCTTCTGCAGCATATACTGCTTCAAACTGGAATGCAGAAACAATTGGTTCAACTGGTTTAACTTACAAAGCAATTGCTCCACGTCCTGGAACTTCATCATATGCTTCTGAGCGTTATCTATCAAACGACGAAGTACATATTGCTATTGTGGATGAATCAACCAACAATATTGTTGAGAGACTAACTTATCTTTCAAAACTAAGTGATGGTAAATCACCTGAAGGTGGTTCTACTTATTGGAAAGATTATGTTAATGAGTATTCAAACTACATCTATGCTGGTGTTCCTTTACAAGCAGCTGATGTTACTACCGCTGGAGAAGATCCTGGCGCTGCTGCTGCATCTTATGGTGCTACTGCTGCTAGTCCACTAATCCTATCAAGGATTCTTTCTACTGCTGGTGGTGCTCTATCTGGTGGTGTTGATGACTACGCATATACTTCTGGAGAAATTCAGTCAGCATATGATGAGTTTTTAGACACTGAAGAAACAAGTATCGACTTTGTTATCATGGGTGGTGACGGTGCTAATGAAACTGACACAATCGCTAAGGCACAAGCAGTTGCTGCTGTTGCTAATACAAGAAAGGATTGTGTTGCATTTGTTTCACCTTGGACTGGAACTCAGGTTGCAACATCTGGTGGTGCTGCACTAAGTTCTGCTCAGCAACTTACTAAGACTCTTGAGTTCTTTGATAACGTTGCTTCTAGTTCTTATGTTGTTCTAGACAGTGGTGTTAAGTACACTTACGACAGATTTAACGACAAGTATCGTTACGTTGGTTGCAACGGAGATGTTGCTGGTCTATGTGTATCAACTTCTGCAATACTAGATGACTGGTTCTCACCTGCAGGCACCAATCGTGGTGGTCTACAGAATGTAGTAAAACTCGCTTTCAATCCTAACAAGGCACAGAGAGACGATCTTTACACTAACAGAGTTAACCCTATTGTTTCCTTCCCTGGCGCTGGTCCTGTTCTCTTTGGAGATAAGACAGGTCTTGCATCACCTTCTGCGTTTGACAGAATTAACGTTCGTCGTTTATTCCTTAACGTTGAGAAGAGAGCAAAGGCTCTTGCTGAAGCAGTTATCTTTGAACAAAATGATACTGTTACTCGTGCAGGATTCAATGCTTCTATCTCTTCTTATCTTGCAGAGGTACAGGCACGTAGAGGTGTTACAGACTTCTTAGTAGTTTGTGATGAGTCAAACAATACTCCTGAAGTTATCGACAGGAATGAATTTGTTGCTGAACTCTACCTCAAGCCTACCCGTTCTATTAATTTCGTAACAGTTACAGTAACTGCTACAAGAACTGGCATTTCCTTTGAGGAAGTCGTCGGTAGATGATGATTCGATACTAATTAAAACGAGGTAAAAAACAATGGCAACGTCAAACGTAAGTACATTTCTACAAAATATTGGGCAAGGCGTAAAGCCCAATATGTTCAGTGTGGATATTAACTTCCCATCCGCACTAAAAGAACTCGCCGCAGATGCTGTAAATCTAAGTGAGGTTGAACTATCAACTCTCATGTGTAAGTCTGCAGCACTTCCTGGTTCTAACCTAGGTGTTATCGAAGTTCCTTTCAGAGGAAGAACTGTCAAGATTGCTGGTGATCGCACCTTCGATACTTGGTCTGCAACCTTCTTTAACGATAAGGACTTCAAACTACGTTCCTTCTTTGAGTTCTGGGCAAACCAGATCAACACTCATGAAGGTAACACTTCACCACTATTCAAACCTTCTACTCAAGGTAGTGATGGTTACATGGCATCACTCTATGTTACTCAACTAGAGAAAGATGCTAGTGCAAGTGGTGTTGCTCTTAGAACATATGAATTAGTTCATTCATTCCCAACTAACGTCTCTCAAATCGATCTTGCTTATGATAGTAATGATCAGGTTGAAGAGTTCACAGTTGAGTGGCAGTATTCATACTTCAGAGCTGGAAATGGTCTATCCACATCAGCTGCTGGTTCTTCAGTATCAGGTAGAGTTGGAAACAACAAAGAAGTAGGTTGATAAATAGTTGAACGATCAACTATAGTTTTAAATCATGAGTCAGTTATTTGGCTTCCAGATTAATAGAAAGGAGGGAAAGAGGGGTCAGTCCCCTGTCCCTCCTTCTGCTGATGATCCCATTGCAGTTGCTGCTGGTGGGTATTACGGAACTTATGTGGATACGGATAACTCTGCTCGTAACGAGTTTGAGATGATCCGTCGCTATCGTGACATGGCAATTCACCCTGAGGTGGATAGTGCAGTTGACGAGGTTGTTAATGAGTTTATTGTTAGTGACGCATATGATTCCCCAGTAGAAATTAATCTGGATAATCTTGACACGGGTAATAGTGTAAAAAATAAAGTACGCAAAGAGTTTGACTATATCAAACGTCTTTTAAATTTTGACAATCGAGCACATGAGATTGTTAGAACTTGGTATATTGAAGGAAGATTATTTTATCATAAGGTCATTGACCTAGAAAATCCAAAGAAAGGTATTACGGAACTTCGGTACATTGATCCAATGAAGATCAAGAAGGTCCGTCAAAAAATCGACAATGCTCCAAAAGATGCTCTAGCACGTGCAGCAATTAAAGGCACAGCACTTGAGTATGAATATGGTACGTTTGTAGACTACTATCTTTTTAATCCAAAAGGATTCTATAAAGGTGGTGTCTTAGGACCAGTTGGTGACATGTCATTGTCACAAGGTGTAAAGATGGCAGTAGATTCTGTCACCTTTGTTAATTCTGGACTACAAGATTTAAACAAAAGAATGACTCTTGGTTACCTTCATAAGGCAATCAAGTCTCTTAATCAACTTAGAATGATTGAAGATAGTCTTGTTATTTACAGACTATCCCGTGCTCCTGAACGTAGGATATTCTACATCGATGTAGGTAACCTACCTAAGGTAAAAGCGGAACAATATCTTCGTGATGTTATGAGTCGCTATCGTAACAAACTAGTGTATGATGCAAACACTGGTGAGATGCGTGACGACAAAAAGCACATGAGTATGCTAGAGGATTTCTGGTTACCTCGTAGAGAGGGTGGACGTGGAACTGAGATCACCACCTTACCTGGTGGACAGAACTTAGGCGAACTCAAAGATGTTGAGTATTTTAAGAAGAAGCTTTATAACAGCCTCAATCTTCCTCCCTCTCGTCTCACAGACGATAACAAAGGATTCAACCTCGGTAAAACCACTGAAGTCCTCCGTGACGAACTTAAGTTCACCAAGTTCATCGGAAGACTACGTAAAAGATTTAGCGAGTTATTCCACGATATTCTCAAGACTCAACTCATTCTTAAGGGAGTAATTTCTCCTGAAGATTGGGATGATATGAAAGAGCATATCCAGTATGACTATCTCTTTGATAATCATTTCAATGAACTTAAAGAAATTGAAATGATGAATCAGAGAATGATGACTGTCACTCAGATGGATCCATTTGTAGGTAAGTATTTCTCCGTAGAACATATCCGTCGTCATGTTCTTAATCAGACAGACACGGACTATAAGGAAATCGACAAGCAGATGAGGAAAGAGATCGATTCAGGTCTTGCAATTGATCCTGCAGATATGAATGCTCTAGATCAAATGACTGCAGCAAACCAAGCTCTTGCTCCTGAAATTCAGGATGCACAAGCGCAAGATGCTGCAGAAAGAGACGCAGAAGCACAAGATGCAGCGATGGATAGAGAGATTAAAAAGGCGAAAGCAATGCCTAAACCTACCGCAAATACTAAATAACTTATATTGATTCAAATATTATGTCAGATAAAACTGAAAATCAAGTTGCAGGCGAAGTAAATATTGTTGATAAGATCAGCAATAACGATAGATCGGCCGCAATTGATGCAATCAAAGACATGTTATTTGCCAAGGCATCTGATGCTATGGCAGATTACAAGAAGGTTGTAGCGAATACATACTTTGATGAACCTACCGAGACGGAAGCACCCAAAGATGAAACTGATAACGGAACAGATTGAAGACGTCAAACTCCTTACAGAGGAAAGAGACGGAAAGAAAATCCTTTATATTGAAGGTGTTTTTCTTCAATCCGAATTAAAGAATCGCAACGGTCGTATGTACCCATTCGATGTTCTTAACCGAGAGGTTGAAAGATACAACGAAGAGTATGTAAAATCGAAACGTGCCTTAGGTGAACTCGGACATCCCGATGGTCCTACTATCAATCTTGATAGAGTGTCACATAGAATCACAAGTCTCCGCGCTGAAGGTAATAACTTCATGGGCAAAGCACAGATCCTAGACACACCAATGGGTAAAATTGCATCATCACTTTTAGGTGAAGGTGTTCAATTAGGAGTATCATCAAGAGGTATGGGAAGCATTGAAAAACGTGAAGACTGCTCTGTAGTCAATGACGATTTCATGCTTACAACTGCTGCTGATATAGTAGCAGATCCTTCAGCACCAGATGCATTTGTAAATGGTATCATGGAAGGAAAGGAATGGGTATGGGACAACGGAATTCTAAAAGAGACCGAAGTTGCTAAATACCAAAGGTATATGAACACGGCAACTCGCCGCGACATGGAACAGAAGACCCTCAAAGTGTTTGAGGACTTTCTTTCAAATCTTTGATTTCATAAATACTCTTAGAAATAATTTATTACGGAAAATTACGAGGTAAACTCAATGTCAGATAAGATTAACGAAAAATTTGAGGAGTTCGTTACCCAGAACAAGGTGATTGTAGAGAACGCAGGCGATCCAATGCCTACCGTTACTGCAAACGTTATACCTGGCACTGGTAGTGAACCCTCAGCAGTTTCCGATGCCCAAACTGCTAAGGCAGGTGGCAAGGATCCCGCACCTACCGTTTCTCCATCAGTTGCACCTGGACAATCTGCACCAGCAGATTTAGGTGGTAGTTCTACCACTCCAAATGAGCATGATGAAGATGGTGAAGAGAATCCTGGAGCAAAAGCAGCGGCACCTGTATCGCAAGATGGCAGTGTGACCTCAACCGCTGGTAAGCCTGGTAAGGATCCACAACCTAGTGTTGGTGCTGAAGTAGCATACGGCACAGGCATTGGTGGCAATGTAACATATCCAATCAAAGCTGGTTTTGAGATTGATATGTCTAAAGACGTTGCTGCACTACTAGAAGGTACAGAACTTTCTGAAGAATTTGCAGAGAAAGCAAAGACTATCTTTGAAGCTGCTGTTAAAGCAAAACTTCAGGAAGAGTACGACAAGCTTGTAGAACACTTTACTAAAGCACACTCAGAGAAGTTAGAGGAATCTAAGAAAGAACTCTCTGAAGAAGTTAAAGGTACAGTAGACTACGCCGTCGGTCAATGGATGGAGCAAAACCAAGTTGCTGTTGACCGTGGAATAAGAAATGAGATCACTTCAGACTTTATTGCAGGTCTTAAGGGTCTCTTTGAAGAGCACTACATTTCTATCCCAGACGAGAAAGTCGATGTGGTAGAAGGTATGGCTGAATCTATTCGTGAGATGGAAACACGCCTTGACGAACAGGTCAAGTCTAATGTGAAATTACAAAATCGTCTTAATGAGTCTGCAAAACTCAACATTCTGGCCACTGTGTCAGAAGGACTGGCAGATACTCAAAAAGAAAAACTCGCAGCTCTTGCTGAGGGTCTAGAGTTTGTCTCAGAAGAGTCATTCTCCGCAAAGGTTAAGACCATTAAGGAGTCTTACTTTAAAGAGGCAACCGCTGCACCTGCAGAGATTGCTGATGAAACTCCAGTAGAAGGAGAGAACGCAGAGGTAACGCCAGCAATGGCACAATATCTCAGTGCTCTCAATCGCTGGCAATGATAATATAGTTTATTAACACCATTTTTTCGGAGCAAAAATGTTCAATTCAAAAGCTCTAACAGAAAAGTGGGACCCTGTTCTAGGTCATGAAGGCGCTGGTGCCATCAAAGACAATTATAGAAAGGCTGTTACCGCTGTTCTTTTAGAAAATACAGAAAAAACTCTACGCGAAGAGCGTGGAATGATTAACGAAGCATCCAACACAGTTGGAGCTATCGCACCAGCTGGTCTATCAGGCGATAGTCTAGCAAATACCCCTCAAACTGGTGGACTAGCAGGTTTCGACCCTGTTATGATCAGCCTCATCCGTCGTGCTATGCCAAACTTGGTAGCATACGACATCTGTGGCGTTCAACCAATGAGTGGTCCTACAGGTCTTATCTTTGCGATGAAGTCGCATTATCAAGACGACAGCAGAGCACTACGTGCAGGTGCTGAGGCGCTTTACAACGAGCCAGATTCAAACTTCTCTGCATCTTCTGCAGGTGCTGGTTCATACGACAACACACCTCTCGGAACTGACGACACTAATCCACTTGGTGACGGCGGTACTACCGATGCTAACCCTGGTCTACTTAACGACTCTGGTACTTACGAGCGCGGTGAGAAAGGAATTGCAAGAGAGAACGCTGAAACCCTAGGTTCAGGTTCAACCTTGTTCAACGAAATGAGCTTCAGCATAGAGAAGACTTCAGTACAAGCACGTACTAGAGCTCTTAAAGCTGAATACACATTAGAACTTGCACAGGACTTGAAAGCAATTCATGGTCTAGATGCTGAGCAAGAACTCGCTAACCTATTGTCTAGTGAGATCCTTGCTGAGATCAACCGTGAAGTTGTTAGAACTGTATACACAGTTGCAAAACCTGGTGCACAAAACAACACTGCTAACGCTGGAATATTCGACTTAGACGTTGACTCCAACGGTAGATGGTCAGTTGAGAAATTCAAGGGACTTATGTTCCAGATCGAAAGAGATGCTAACGCTATCGCGCAGCAAACTCGTAGAGGAAAGGGTAACTTTATCCTTACATCTGCTGATGTTGCTTCTGCACTCGCTATGTCTGGTGTTCTTGACTACTCTTCAGGTCTAACTGGTTCTGGTGGTCCTTCCATCGGTGAAGTAGATGACACTGGAAACCTACTTGTAGGTACAATGAACGGAAGAATCAAGGTCTACGTTGATCCTTATTCTGCTAACGTTTCTAACAGCCACTTCTATGTTGCTGGATATAAGGGTTCATCTCCTTATGACGCTGGACTGTTCTACTGCCCATACGTTCCCCTACAGATGCTCAGAAGCATTGATCCTAACACCTTCCAACCTAAGATTGGATTTAAGACTCGCTACGGAATGGTTGCTAACCCATTCGTTGTTCAGTCTAATGGTACTCCAGATCAAGAGACTCTTACTGCATCACGTAACCAATACTACAGACGTGTTCTTGTTAAGAACCTTATGTAATCGAAGTTACGATATTCACACAGGCACCCCACGGGGTGCCTTTTTTATGCTTAAATAAATAAATCTATAATACACACATGAACGGTAGAGTTGATAAAGTCAATATGACTGCTTACATCCATAAAATGAAAACAGGACTTAACAACAAATCTTGGTATCCTGAATGGGATGATAGGCAGCGTGGTGCTGCCCAACGTATTTTAATGAATGTGTTGGAGAGATTAGATGAATATTGGCAATGAATTCAAACTACCAATTCATATTATTACTTTGTTTAACACCACTCGTAGTGGTGTTTATTATTATGAAGCTTGCTTTATGGTTAACTGAAACGAATTCGTTTCGCAATGAAACTGAAAAACTCAAAAGGATGCAACGTGGTCCTTATGAAGTTTGGGATGATGAGGAAGATGACAAATGGGATTAAATACATTCACATTTACTGATGAAGAACTATTGTGTTTGCAGGTGTGTTTACAGAATGCACCATGTCCATATGATATAGCACTGAAGAAGTTAGTATCTGAAGTAGAAGATAAGATAGGTCTTCCACCTAAAATAGAGGTAGAACCATTGAGTCTACCCAAATATGATTTAACTAAGTATGGAATATTTGATTAATTATGAATTATAAAGACTCTGGTGTTGACATAGATGCTGGAAATGCATTTGTATCAAGATTAAAAAAGAAAGCACCCGCCATTGGTGGATTCAGTGGTATGATGCAGGTTCCTTCTGGTTATGAGGAACCTGTTTTAGTATCTGGCACTGATGGAGTGGGTACTAAGATCAATGTTTGTAAGGTATTCAATCAATGGGATACCATAGGCATAGATCTTGTAGCTATGTGTGTGAATGATGTGATCACATGTGGAGCACGACCATTATACTTCCTTGATTATATTTCCACAGGTAAGTTATCACCTATTTGTGATCAAATCATAGAAGGTGTACTCAAAGGATGTGAGTTAGCAGGTATAGAATTAATTGGAGGTGAGACTGCGGAGCATCCACGTCATGCACCACCACCAGCATACGGTGATGATATTGAACTTGCAGGTTTTTCCACAGGTATTATAGAAAAGAATGAGATCATTGATGGAAGTTTAATTAGAAGTGGTGATAAGATAGTTGGGTTACCATCATCAGGTATACACTCTAATGGATACTCTATTATCAATGATATGTTATGGAGACATAAGATATACTACAAGGATACACCAGAGTTACTCACTCCCACTACCATCTATGCTAAACAGATACAAGAACTCTTAGATGAGATACCTATCATGGGTATGGCACATATAACTGGTGGTGGTTTACAAGAGAACATCGATAGAATAGTTCCACAAGATATGACCGCACACATTGACTGGACATCATTCACACGTCCAGATATCTTCAAGACGATACAGGACAAAGGTGGTATAGAGGAAGAAGAAATGAGAAGGGTCTTTAATTGTGGGATAGGATATGCTATAATAGTACCACGTGACATTGATTACGGTACCCAAATAGGAGAAATCAAATGAGAATAGAAGCTAACCCTGACGCATCCAACAGTGAGTTAGATGCTAAACAAGTTATTCTACCTGGTGAAGATCAAGAACAAGTTGATCATTACTATCAGTATTTGAAGCGTCAACATTACCTAGCATGTCACATGGAGGATGACTATGAGCAAGATTGATACACAAGGTATGAGTGGTCCTGCTATTAAAGGTAGTAAGGACAATGTATTTCCTAAGGATGAGAATGGTAATCCAATCTACCCACCATTTAATCCCACACCATTACCATTGATTGAGCCTAAATTAAGACAAGAGTTAAAGGATCTTATCAACGAGGTGTTAGATGAGCGACAAGCATCCTAACGGTTATACCAAAGAAATGATCAGGGAGTTACTAGGTACTTCCTGTCCAGAGTGGGATCCAACCCATGAGACTGGTAATGAAATAAGAAAGAGAAAGGGTAGAGAGATGAGAGAAGGTAAGAGACCTTACCCTACATACTCATCAAAGGAGTCTAGGATAGCAGACACTTCAGGTAAGTTTGATGAGAATGGATGGTACATCTATCCACCTGGATCAGGATTCAACTATGCCCAGTGGTTAAAAGACCACCCAGACAGTACAGAAGCTTCAAGTTCAACGAAAGTATCATGAACACACCTAACTGGCAGCATCACTCTAAGAAGGATGCCAAACGAAAACTTAAACCTCAGGCACTACGTGCTGCAAGAGAAAGACGCAGACATATGATAAAGCGTCTATTGAACCCCACCAAGCGTGGGGTTTCGTCGTATTATGGGTTAATAAATAGTAAGTAGCTTGTAAATTGACATGTCCGCTAAGTGGTATAAGGAACAACCTTCCAATAGAAATTTCTTAAATCCAATTGGTTTCCTTCTTAAACTAGAGAAGTTTGAGGGAGTGGACTTCTTTTGTCAAACAGCAAATGTACCTGACATTACAATGCCTACCACGGAAGTAGCAAGTCCCTTTAGGTCATTGCCTATCTATCCTGGTGGTGGAGTATCGTTTGGAGATTTTTCTGTACGTTTTATTGTTGATGAAGATTTAAAAAATTACTACAGCATTCACTCTTGGATGCGTGACGTTGGTAATGCAGACCAGATGCAGAGAGATATATTAGAATCTGACATCTATACACAAGGTCAACTTCTTATAGTTACATCACAATACAATCCAGCATTCATTGTAGATTTTAAAAACCTATTTCCTGTTGGGTTATCTAATTTACAATTTGATGCTACAATGTCAGATGCAGAATACATTACTGCAGAAGTTGCCTTTAAGCACCAAGAATTTTACATTCGTGATAAAGATATGAAATCATTATGAATTTTGAATCCCTTCGTAATAAATTTGAAAAACTGAGAGAAGACTGGGCAGAAGATTCTGCTGTTGACTTTCAATTTAAAAACAAACAATACAGTACAGATCTAGGGCAACTTGCTTTAGACATCCCTTTTCAGCACAATAAATACTTAAACCATTACACTGACATTCAACAGATTAAAACCTCTCTGGAGTTTGAGATCCGTAAAGTGGTTAGAGAGAAGCGTGAGTATTACTCTGGCGAAGCAGACGCTAAGACATACGCCGCTAAACCATTTGGAGGTAGGATCTCTACTCAAGATAAGATGAAAGTTTATGTTGAGTCTGATGATGATATCATAAACTTAGAAGCGAAAATTAAATACCTAGATCAAATGCTTTATTGGTTGGATCAGGTAATGAAACAAATTTCCAACAGAGGGTTTCAGATCAAGAGTGCAATTGAGTGGGAAAAATTCGTTAATGGACAATGACAACCACCCTTAATATTAAAAAGAAAAACGAAGTATACATTACAATTCAATCTCCAGAAGAACACGTTCATCGTGAATTGTCTGACTACTTTACGTTTGAAGTCCCTGAAGCAAAATATTTAAAGAAGAATCCTAGATACAAATATTGGGATGGAACTATTCGTCTGTACTCACCAGGTACAGGCGAACTTTATCATGGTCTAATGAAACACTTAGAATTATGGGCTAACGAAAGGCAATATAATATTGAGTATGAGAAGAATGATTGGTATGGGGATATCACAGATGATAATATGTTTGTCTCTCCTGCGGGTGTCAAACACTTTATGGATAAGATTACTAAGGATGGTATCACTCCACGTGAGTATCAATACAGGGCAGTCTATGAAGCGATAAAGAATAATCGTAAGTTACTTCTTTCTCCTACGGGATCTGGGAAGTCTCTTATGATCTATTCCATAGTCAGATACTATGCTGCCACCGCAAAGAAGATACTTATAGTCGTCCCAACTACATCCCTTGTTGAGCAAATGGTTGCCGACTTCATCGACTACGGGTGGAATGCGAACACTCATATTCATAAGATTTACAGTGGTAAGGATAAGGTTACAGATAAGAATATTATAATATCTACTTGGCAATCGATTTATAAATTTCCAAAGAGATATTTCGATGACATAGATTGTGTCATTGGTGATGAAGCACATCTATTCAAGAGTAAATCACTAACTGGCATCATGACTAAGTTGCATAATGCTAAGTATAGGTTTGGTTTTACTGGTACCCTAGACGGTAGCAAAACTCATAAATGGGTATTAGAAGGACTATTTGGTGATTGTGAGCGAGTGACAAAAACCGATTCATTGATCAAAGAAGGTTACTTATCTAAATTTAGAATAAAAGTTCTACTTTGTAAACATGCTCCTCAGCATTTCGACACATACCATGATGAAATGGAATATCTTGTATCGCATAGAGGAAGAAATAACCTTATTAAAAATCTTGTTAAAGATATTAAAGGTAATACCCTAGTTCTATTTAACTATGTTGAAAAGCACGGAGAGCCACTTTATGAACTAATAAATAGCATCATAGACCCTGAGCGAAAACTATTTTTTGTTCATGGTGCAACTGATGTAGAAGACCGTGAAGAAGTTCGCAAAATTACAGAGACAGAATCTAATGCTATCATCGTTGCCAGTTACGGCACCTTCTCAACTGGAATTAACATTAAACGTCTTCACAACATTATCTTTGCGTCCCCATCTAAATCAAGAATCAGGAACCTTCAATCGATTGGGAGGGTTCTAAGGAAAGGAGAAGGCAAAGACATCGCAACCTTATATGATATCGCTGATGACATTGGCGGTCAGAATTATACACTCAGACATTTGAATGAAAGAGTAACCATTTATAATGAAGAGAATTTTAAGTATGAGGTTATTAGAGTAAACCTTAGAGCAACCTAATATGGAAGAAGAATTCTATGCCACATTAAAATTAGTATCGGGTGAAGAACTCATATCTAAAATATGCTATCTTACTGAAGAGGATAGGATATTATTGGATCGACCTCTCTGTGTAGAGAATGCTAGAAAAAGACAGGGTGCATTAGAAGTCTCAGGATTTCATTTGAAAGAATGGATGAATGCTACTCTTGAAGAAGAATTTATTATACCCAAAGACAAAGTTATTACCATTAGTGAGATTGAAGGAGAGATAGTTGAGTTCTATCAAAAGACCCTTCATAGAATAGATGGTGGAAAATCTCTAGCAGGTAGAGGAAAAAAATTGCCCCGTGCTTCGGGGTACGTAGGTTCTGTAAGAGAAATGAAAAAATCTCTAGAGGGTATCTTTAAGAGAAGTTAAAGCTACAACCCTCCTGAACCCTTGACAGAGTTATCCTACTCAGGTTTTGAGGATTTGTCAACCCCCTTAACAAAACCCTTTACAAAACCCTGACTAAGTGGTATACTTGATACATGAATATTTAAGCAACTTAGTGGCATACACCGTAATGGCAAAAAGGAAACAAACCGAATACTACGTAAATAACAAAGAGTTCTTAGCAGCCATTGTTGAGTATCGTAACAAAGTGCATGATGCAAAGGAACTGGATCAACCAAGACCTCGTGTCACGAATTACTTAGGGGAATGCTTCCTCAAGATTGCTACACATTTATCATACAAACCAAATTTTGTCAACTACATGTTCCGTGAGGACATGATCTGTGATGGTATTGAAAACTGCCTCCAGTACATTGATAACTTTGACCCAGAGAAATCTAAGAACCCATTTGCCTACTTCACTCAGATTATATACTATGCGTTCTTGCGTAGAATTCAGAAGGAGAAGAAGCAACTTGAGATCAAAGGAAAGATCTTGGAAAGGTCTGGATACGATGAGGTAATGCACACCGACTCTTACACTGGGGATATGCAAGGTATGAATGCTTCCTATTCTGATATGGGTAGCATCAAAGAAAACATAGAAACTAGAATGAACAGATGAGTGGCGATTATGAATCCTATGTATGGTACGAAACCTCCTATGGAAGATTTCGTATCGAGAAGAAATGCTTTAGAACGTGGACTAGCTACTGTGAGAAAGGTCAGGAGATCCTCACAACAGATTCGCGGAAAGCTGTCATTCATCTCTCAGGATTCCACTTGGAAGGTGTCGCAACCAACTGGTCAAATGCTAGAATTACTAATCCGAACTTACAATAGCCATGAAAATTAAATCACAGTTTTCAACTGAAAGCGATAAGAGAAAACCAACAGAGAATCTTGAACAACTATTAGCAAGATTCACTAAGAGAATTGCACAGATTAAAGGACAAGAACAAACAGATAAGACAGCGGAACAACTTCATTATCTTCGTGGTTGTAAAGAGACTGTTGAATATCTTATGACTGGTCAGTTACCTAATGATGGAAATCATGATGGTATGAAACATCATAGACCAGTAAAGCATAACGATTTAGATTCACTAGATTAAAATGATCTTTCTATCAAAACCATCAGTGTATACATTACCAGGTACATGGGAAAAGCAAGATGCTATAGTTCACCATTTAAACCTGACTCCTGATCAAGGATTTATTTTATTCCTTGGTTTAGTGCTTCTGGGTTTAGTTGGATATGGAATCTATCTAACTTTTGGAGCAGGTAAAAAGGATTTAAGAGATGCTATTGATGAACATGCTAAAATGCATGAACTAGGAATAGCACATGGTCATGGTGGAAATAAAGAGGCATATGAAATGTCAGGTAAACTAAGTCATAAACATAATGATTGATGATGACATCAAGATCTCTATCAACCTTAACAAGTTGGTAGAGGCAAGAGCAAAACTCCAAAGTCAATATGGAGATTACTCTAGAGAGATATGCAAGGGTGAGTACCTTGATGGAAATGATCTTGATCGTATAGCAACTGGATTAAGGGATACCTTAACTTGGGATGCTCTTTACACTATGGTTGATGATGCTATACTGGATTACTTGGGTATTAGAGAAACTCATTATGGTGAGATTCAACCTGAACCTGGACGTGAAGCATATCTAAATGATATTGAAAAGAATAAGAAACAATTTAAGATGGTTGATCTGGTATCACCAGCATGGACAATCCAAGTACCTATTAGGAAATAATGAGAACACAGAATAAGGAGAACTATTACTATGTCTTTTGGGTCGTAGCAATGGTGGCATTCATTGTTCCACAAGTATTCACTGCTTATGGGATACTTAAAATAGTGGAGTATTTACAATGAGATTAACTGAAGAAGTAATCAACAAGGTTGCTGTCCTAATGCAACACACCAAAATGAATGGTGATGTTAATTGGAAGGATGGTGATGAGATAGATGTCTGCCTCGGTGGACATTTTGCTGGTGATAAATTCATTAGCATAATCAATAGAACACGTAGCAACACAACTAAAAGATAATGTGGTATGTCATAGGATGGACTATAGTTACACTATGGTTACTATCAAAAATGGGTGTATTTAAAAAATGAAGATTGCACTGATTACCGATCAACATCTTGATGGGAGAAAAGGTAACATCAATTTCTGGAACTTCTGGCAGAAGTTTTATGATGATGTATTCTTTCCTACTCTAGAGAAAGAAGGCATTGATACTATCATTGATTTGGGTGATACGTTTGATAACAGAAAGTCTATGGACTTCAATACATTCAATCGTATTACTGAAAATTATTTTGAAAAGTTAAGACCATATAAGGTGCATATGCTTATCGGCAATCATTGCATCTACTATAAGAATACCAATAGAATTAATTCACCTGAGTTACTTCTTAACCAATATGATAACATTAAGATCTATACAGAGTCTGAAGATATCGAACTTGGTGGTAAGAATTTCTTAATGCTTCCTTGGATCAACAGGGAAAATTATGATGAAGTTTTAGAAACACTCAATAATAGTAAGTCTGATATTTGTTGTGGTCATTTAGAACTAGCTGGTTTTGAGATGACTCCTGGTCTTGTTATGGATCATGGTATGGATCAGAAACTATTTCATCGTTTTAAACGTGTATGGTCTGGACATTATCATCACAAATCAAAACGAGGTAACATTCAATACCTAGGTAACCCCTATCAGATGTTTTGGAATGATTATAAGGATACTCGTGGGTTTCATATCTATGATACTGAAACTGATAGACTTAAGTTCATCAAGAACCCGTATGAAATCTTTGACAAGATCTCCTACGATGACAGAAACTTCGACTACAACAAATACGATGTGTCTTGTCATAAAGACAAGTACATCAAGATCATCGTTAACGAAAAACGTGACTACCAAATGTTTGAAACATTGGTTGATCGTCTTTACAATGTAGGTGCTCATGATGTAAAAATTGCTGAGACCCTAGTTGAAGTAGAAGGTGTAGATGAAGCAGATTTAGAAACTAAGGATACCATGACACTCCTCAATGAATATATTGATGAAGTAGAGATGGTTGTAGATAAAACTGATCTCAAGAAACTCATGAGATCTCTATATATTGAAAGTTGCAACGTATCTTAAATGTTTATAGTAACACTAGAAGATCAACCTGAAGGTGTATATTCCGTTTTTGATGCTGCAGAGAATAGAGTAATCCCTATTTTTACTGATGTAGATGACGCTGAAAGGTATCTTATGATGCTACAGGATGATGAAGATTATCCATCTATGCAGATTGTAAAAATGGAAGATCATGCTATAATAGACGCATGTCAATCCAGAGGACAGAAGTTCTCTATCATAACCCCTGACGATTTTTTGATTCCACCCGACGACCGAGAATGATTATTTTTAAGAAGATCCGTTGGAAGAACTTTCTTTCGACGGGCAATGTATTCAGTGAAGTTGATTTACTAGGTGCCAAAACTAATTTAATAATTGGAAGTAACGGAGCAGGTAAGAGCACCATTTTGGATGCTCTTACTTTTTCTTTGTTCGGAAAACCCTTCCGTAAAATTAGTAAGAGTATGTTGGTTAATAGCATCAATGAAAAGAATGCTATGACCGAAGTAGAATTTTCTATTGGTAAAGTTAATTATAAAGTTATCCGTGGTATCAAACCTAACAAGTTTGAGATCTATTGTAATGACCAACTGTGGAATCAGGAAAGCACAGTTATGGATCAGCAGAAGAACCTTGAGCAGAATGTACTCAAGATGAACTATAAGTCATTCACACAGATTGTGGTACTGGGATCATCTACGTTCGTACCATTCATGAAGTTATCTGTTCCACAGAGACGAGAAATTATTGAAGATATCCTTGACATTCAAGTCTTCTCTACAATGAATATGATTCTTAAGGATAGGGTAAGAGAAAATAACGATGAAGTTAAAGACATAGATTATAAAATTCATCTCATAGAAGAGAGGATTGAGATTCAGAAAAAGTATATGCTTGAATTAGAGAAGAAGAATAAAGAGGAGATTGTTCGTAAAGAAAATAAGATTACTGAATTGTTAGAAGATGAAGACGATAACCATAATGAGATTGTTCGTCTGAATACTGAAGTCTTAAAACATTCTAAAGAAATGGAAAGGGTGTCTTCAAGTGCATCAAAATTAAAGAAGTTGAACACATACCTTGTTAAAATACAGTCAAAGTTAAATACATGTAATAAGAATCATAGTTTCTTTGTAGACAATAAAACATGTCCTACCTGTACTCAGGACATTGATGAGTCTTTTAGACAACAGAAATTATCTGAAGGACAAGAAGAGTTAGACAATCTCAATGTTGGATTGGAAGATCTCAATAATGTCATCAGCAAGGAAGAGGAGAGAGAAAATGAATTCAATAAACTATCGAAAACTGTACTCAGTCTCAACTCTGATATTACTCAAGCGAATTATCGCATCACGACAATCAGACAAACCATCCGTGATATAGAGCAAGAGGTTAAAGACTTGGAGGGTGTAAACCCTGACAAGAAATCTGAGTTTGTTAAGTTAGAAGGTCTTATCAAAGATAAGAAATCTTACACTACAGATCTTGGTAACTCAAAGAAAGATCGTGATGTCTTAACAACAGCGTCACAATTGTTGAAGGATAATGGAATTAAGACTAGGATTATCAAGACTTATCTTCCAGCGATGAATCAACATATCAATCAATACTTACAACGTATGGACTTTTATGTCAATTTTATGCTGGATGATAACTTTCAAGAGATAATCAAGTCTAGATATCGTGATGTATTTTCTTACGATAGTTTCAGTGAAGGCGAAAAGTCTCGTATTGATATCGCTCTTTTGCTCACTTGGCGTAGTATTGCTAAGCTTAAGAATAGCGTGGATACTAATCTTCTCATTTTAGATGAGATCTTTGACAGTTCCCTTGACCAACAGGGGGGTTCTGATCTAGGATGGATCTTGCGTAACTTTGATTCTAACACTAATGTGTATGTAATCAGTCATAGGGAGCAACTTGAAGGTAAGTTTGCTAGAACTATAACTGCTGAGAAGGAAAAGAATTTTTCCATCCTCAGGGAGACAGTTGAAGAAGTGTCCTAAGGGTGGTACACAAGCAGTCTCTTTCGTATATACTAATAGTATCAACACACGAGATACATGTTCCACCAAAGACAAGAAATCAGAGGAAACCTTGCTAGACTCCTAGCAACAGAGAATCTAATCGTTGAGCACCGTAACGTACCTACTGCACAGTTTGATGTAGATCGTAGGGTCTTGACTCTTCCTAACTGGGATCGTGCTAGTAACATTGTATATGATATGCTAGTGGGTCATGAGGTTGGACATGCATTCTTCACTCCTAATGATGATTGGACAGACCGTGCTGATTGCCCTAAGGACTTCGTAAATGTTATCGAAGATGCTCGCATCGAAAAACTTATGAAGCGTAAGTATCCTGGTCTTAAGAAGAGTTTTGCTGGTGGATACCGTGAATTAAATGATCAAGATTTCTTTGGTATTGCTAATGAAGATCT